GATGCGAGATGTGCGATTGTTGTAGGCATACAAAGGTTTTGAAGAGACCGATTTCAATTACGAACCTGGTAGCCGGAATTTAGGCGGTGAGTAGATGGCAGACAATAAGAAATATTACTATTTGAAACTGAAAGAGGATTTCTTTGATTCTGATGAAATGCTGCTTCTCCAGGGAATGAAGGACGGGTACTTGTACAGCGACATACTCATGAAGATGTACCTGCGGAGCCTGAAAAATGAAGGGCGGTTGATGTACAAGGACTATATCCCGTATAGCCTAGAGATGATTTCGACGATTACGAGACACCAGGTAGGGACGGTAGAACGTGCGATGAAGATTTTTGAGCAGTTGAAGTTGGTAGAGGTACTGGATAACGGTGCAATCTACATGATGGATATTCAGAATTTCATCGGGCAGAGTTCCACAGAGGCAGACCGGCAGAGGAAGTATTATCGACGCATCCAGGATGAGAAGAAACTGAGTGGTTCCCAGATGCCAGAGGAATTGATTCTGGAGATGCAGGAACCGGAGCAGGAGAAACTACCAGCAGAAAAGCCGCCGAAGCCGAAAAAGGCAACCGTAAAGAAGGAAGACACGATGCAGCTCTATGAGCGCCTGGTTCCGGATTATGCACTTGGCGACGAAATCAGAGAAAAGATGTGTGAATGGTGTACATACAAGATTGAACGCAAGGAAGGTTACAAAGAGCAGGGAATGAAATCCCTTCTCCGGCAGGTAGAAAAGAAAGTAGCAGAATTTGGAGAAGGCCGGGTGTGTGATTTGATTGAGGAGTGTATGTCAAATAACTGGAAAGGCATTATCTGGGATAAAATGACGCAGATTCCGCAGAGATCAGCCGGAGACAGGATTCAGAACAGAGTGAGTGAGGTAGATAACTGGTAATGACAAGAGAGGAGTTCAAAACGCTTGTCAAGGGAATGAAAGCCGTATACGCACAGCCGACATTCATCCCGGACCAGGATGCTTTCAATGTATGGTTTGAGTTGCTGAAAGATATTCCGTATCAGCAGGTCAATGTAGCAATCCAGAAGTATATGCTGACAGAGAAATTTCCACCAACGATAGCAGACATCAGAGAAAAGGCAATGCAGATCGTTGAGAGCGTGGATAGCAGCATGAGTGAGTTGGAGGCATGGTCTTTGGTAAGAAAGGCGGTCAGAAATTCCGGGTATCATTCATTAGAAGAATTTGAGAAACTGCCGGAGGCTTGCCAGAGAGCTGTAGGAAGCGCGGCAAATCTGAAAGAGTGGGCGTTGATGGATTCTGAAAGGGTTGAGACAGTAGAGCAGTCTCATTTTATCCGGAATTACAGGACAACAGTGCAGAGAATCAGCGAGGAGAAAAAGCTGCCGGAATCTATACGGTTGCTGATTGCCAGCATGAGAGACAATGCGTTGGAGTTGGAAAAGAAAGAGCAGCCTGTGCTCGAAGTTAAGAAACAGGAGGAAGAAAAAACAGATCCAGAACCTGGAATGTCTGAGGAAACGAGGGCAAAGTTCCAACAGGTCATGCGGAACTTACAGGGGAAGATGTGACATGGAGGTGAAGTGACATATGGATATGGCAGAAATCGGAGCGAATATCCGGAGTTGCAGGACAGAAAAGGATATGACGATGGAGGAACTGGGAAAAGCAATCGGCAAGAGCCAGTCGGCGGTAGCGGATTATGAAAAAGGCAGAGTGGACATCCCGGCATCCTCTCTCATCAAGATTGCAGAGGTCCTGGAAGTCCACCCGGCGAAGCTGTTCGGTATGCAGACAGCAGATGAGCAGTTTAAGCCGGACGCCACGCTGAGAATTTTCAGTGCGGAGGACAGACGGATTATTGCAGGAATCCTGGTAATGAACGGTTATACAACCCGACATATCAAGGTTGCGAGAGAAGGAAAGAAAAGTAGCTGGTACTGCATCCAGGCCATGCTTGAAGAAAGCAACCTGGGGAGCCAGTAGGAGGCGAATATGGAAAAAGCAAAGTTTACGGTATACGGGGAGCCGAAAGGGAAGGGCAGACCAAGATTCAATACGAATACCGGTCACGCCATAACCCCGAAAGATACGGTGTCCTATGAAAATCTGGTAAAGCTGGAATGGCAGACAGCCTACGGGACAGAGAGATTTCCGAAAGAGGCGATGCTGGATATGAGGATTAAGGCGTATTACCGGATTCCTAAGTCGGCATCGAAGAAAAAAAGAGCGGCGATGTTGGCCGGAGAGATACGTCCGACTAAGAAGCCGGATATGGATAACGTAGTAAAGATTATCGCTGACAGCCTCAACAACTTGGCATATTACGATGATACGCAAATTGTTGACTGCCAGTGCCGGAAGTTCTACTCGGAGAATCCGAGAGTAGAGGTGACGATTATAAATTTGTCGAAGGAAGAATAGGAGGAAATTCACAGTGGATGAAAAAATGGAAATAAGGCTCGTGAATCCAACGGAAGACGGATTCTTGCAGAAGATTGACTGGAACAAAGCGGAGCTGGAGGCAAATGTCAGAAGTATCGTGGAAGCATACCGGGGCCTGGTGTATACGGAAGATACGGTATCGGATGCGAAGAATGACAGAGCCGCCCTTAGAAAATTGCTCAATGAGATCGAGGACAGAAGAAAGCTCGTTAAGAAAAAGTGCATGGAGCCGTATGAGGTGTTCGAGAGCGACTTGAAGGATGTAACGGTACTCATCAAGGAGCAGATCAGCATCATTGATGGACAGGTAAAGGAATACGAGAACAGCGTAAAAGAGGAGAAGAAAGCCAGATTGCAGGATGTATATACTGAGGCAATTGGAGAACTGGCAGAGTTACTTCCTTTTGAGCGAGTGTTTGAGGCACAGTATCTGAATGTGAGCTTCAAGGAAAGTAAGGCGTCAACCGAAATTCAGGAAAAGATTCAGAGAGTAAAGAGTGACTTGGCGGCCATTGACGCACTGGATAGCAAGTACAAGCTGAATGCGAAGGACGTATATGTGAGAACACTTGATATGTCCCAGGCCATGGCTGAGAATGCCCGTCTGATTAAGTTTGAAGAGCAGATGGAGGCAGACCGTAAGAGAAAAGCCGAGGAAGAGGAACGCCGGAGAGCCGAAGCAGAAGCCAGAGCCAAAGAAGCGGAGGAACGTAGACGCCAGGAGGCAGAAAAAAATGCTGCGGAACGTGCGGAGAGAGAAAAGGCACTGGCAGAACAGCAGGCCCAGGAGGAAAGAGCTTCGGAATCTGGCTACAACGCACCGGTTCCGGATAAGACGGCGGATGTGCAGAGTGAGGAACCGGCAGAAAAGCCGGCTGAAAAAGAAGTTCTTCCGGAGGAGAAGAAATACAAGGCAACCTTCTATGCGATTGGCACACTCCAGCAGTTGAAGGATTTGCAGGAGTACATGAAAGAACATAATATCCAGTTCGGAAAGGCAGGCAAGTAAAGATGAGTGAATTTGTGAAGGAACTGAATTTTGATTGCGATACTTTTAGCGGAATGAAGAGAGATATGAATTTCGTGTTGCAACGTCTGATTGGAAATATGCAGGAAAAAGGATGCCAGAACGGAACACTGACTCTGAAACTTGATGTGTCGCTCATAAGAGAGTTCGTGCCAAACTACAATCCGGAGATACCAGGAGAAAGCAGAGAAATCGCGAAGCCGAAATTTGACCACCAGGTAACAAGCCAGATGAAGGTTGAGGACAAGAAAAAAGGAAACCTGGATACGGAGATGGAGCTGTTCTTGAATGAGGAAACTGGAGAGTACGAATTGAGACCAGTAGCAGATACGACTCAGAGAAGTATCTTCGATGCGGATTACAGGGAAGCAACCGAGCAGGGACCGGCAGTGATCGAACCGGATAACGGGCCGGAGTACATCGAACGTCCGGAACTTCCAGGAGAAGTGTCAGACGAAACCGCCCTTCCTGGTCCGGTAGAAGTGTATGAAGATGCAGAGGACATCGTATATGACGATTCTGCGGACGACAGAGCGGAAGACACACAATTTACTGATGAAACCGATTTAGACGGTGCAGGGGACGGTACAGAGATTACAAGTGACTTTGAGGAAGACGAAACCGACACCGAAGATGATGAGTATGGATATGATGAACCAGAGGAGGAAGAGTAAATGAATTTAAGAGATTTGGTAGGAAGAATGGCAATCAGAACAGATAAGGTGCGTGAGGTAATGCCATGGGAAATGGAACGTGCGTTTCGCTTAGATTTCATGGTTCCTGTACCGATTTTTGATAGAGAAAAGTACATGGACGAGCCGGTAAGAATCCTGGCGGTGGAAGGAACCCAGGTTGTTATCGAGGAAGATGGAAAGAGAAAACTGTTGGAGAGAAGATACATTGATGAACACTGGACGGATTATGAGAGGCTTCTGCATCCGGAAGAGGAAGAGAAGGAAAAGGCTGAAAAGTTGATGAAGGAGTTCGAGGTAGCGGCGGAACCTATCAAGCATTTCCTGGCAGAGCATTATGACCCGATGTGTACGGCGGTGATCTCCATGGATAACATCCAGATTTTCAGAGGAGAACTGGGCGAGCCGATTCAGAATATCTGTTGCCGGTGCGGAGCAGAGGTTGAAGAGGAAATGAAGGGATAATAAATGGATAAAAGGCCGAGAAAAGAAGATGGGTCATTGTTCATATCGTGTAAATCATGCGGAGTGCCGCCGGACAGGTGCAAGGGCTTTTGTATTTTCCAGAGAATGACGGCAGAAGCAGAAAAGCAGAAACAGGAGGAAAAGTCGAATGGCAAAATTTAATATCGAAGTAGAACTTGACTGGATGGATGAAGAGGCATATTCCATCGATGATGAGTTAAGAGAACGGATTGTGAAGGGCGTGGAAAACGCCCTTCTGGAAAAGGCAACGAATGAAGCTGTAAAGGCAGTGGATAATAAAATTGCAGAGAAGATTCTGGAGGCGGAAGAAACGATACAGGCAACCGTAGACCAGTTCATTGCGAATGTGTGCGAGGAGAAGATTGGAAAGATTGTTATCCCGGAAAAGAAAAGCACCTGGAGCGATGAAGTAACGTACAAGCCTCTGTCTGAATACGTGGGAGAGAGATTTGAGCTGTTCCTTACGGAAAAGAGATAT